GTATCTTTTATAAGGGGGAAAGACCATCCATTAAGACCTTTAGTAAAGCGTCTACATAATATTATAACAGATATTGCTTGGAAAGTACATCAGACTGAAATAACATTCTTTGAAGATGCTCAGTTTACAGCATATAAGCCTATCGGATTTTATAAAGCACATGTGGATGTACAAAGGGTAGCACCGATGAGAACTATATCAGCTACTATTGAGCTAAGCGATCCTAAGAATTATATAGGTGGTGGTATTACTATACATAATCATCCTAAGTCTAAAGTTCAGCCAAAAGAGCGTGGAGGCCTAATAACATTTCCATCCCTGTCACTACATGAAGCAAACACGGTTTGGTGGGGTAATAGATACTCATTAGTAATATGGGGATTAGAAAGACATCCCTCTGAAACAGATCCTAATCTACCTAAATGGAAAAAGCAACCGTCATGACACTAAAAGAGCAAACTCAGGATCTACACGAAATAGCAGAAAAGAATACCTTTGCTCAGATGCTACTTGGCGGAAAACTTAATGAGCAGCAGTATGGTACATATCTTGCTAATCTTTGGTTAATCTATAGTGTCTTAGAAAAGATTGCTGAAGAGAATGGTGCACTCAAAGGTATCGAAGACATCAAAAGATCACATGAGATTCGTGCTGATTTGCTTGAGCTTAATGTTAAGGATCAAGTGATTGTCCCTGCAACATACATGTACATAACCCATCTTGATAATGAGTTTGCTAATAATAAGAGGCCAGGTATACTGGCCCACATTTATGTACGTCACTTTGGTGACTTGTATGGTGGACAAATAGTTAAGAAGATGGTTCCAGGATCTGGTATGATGTACGAGTTTCCTGACCGTGCAGGACTAATTGAAAAGACCCGATCTATGCTAACTGAGGACCTAGGTCCAGAAGCAAGAATGGGATTCGAATTTGCTATAGCGCTATTTGAGGATCTGGTTAATGAGCTTAATCTTTGATAGACTAGAAGAGCATGCGGGCAATTTACAGTCTATACTAAATTCTAGGCTGTTACGCTCAGATGAGACGCACGATTTTCCATGGGACAATTTAGTATATAATGGTAAAGGATCAAGAAGAGCTCACATTGACATTGTAGATAAGCGTAAAGAAAAGAAGCTTTATATGATGCACCTTTGTGTATTTCCCTCTATATACTCCTCTGCCCCTATATACGGATTTGATCTTATCGCTGGGCCAAATAAGGTAACCGGTGCATTCCACGATTTTAGTCCTATAAAATGTGATCACCCTCTTAATGATATATTTTATAATAGGGTTAAAGGATATTCTTGGAGTAAGAAACGAGAGTTACCTGAATGGGCTAAAGCTATATTCTCTGAGAACATGGTATCAGCTGGCAACATAAGAGATTCAAAAGAGCTAGATGAAGTACTTAATTTATCAGTTTGTAATCTGCTAGAGTACTTAGATTACCTTGAGGGTGAAACCGAGATTGTTTCATCTGCCGAGCAACTAAAGATTATTACAGACTACACAGAAGCACAGAATCGTTACTGTCACTTTCAAAAGCAAAATCCTCACACCCCACGAGTTATGGAATCACTAGGCTATGATCCAGATACCGTAAATAGATTTATTCAGACCTGTCTCTTCCCAGAAATATAGCCATAAATACTAATAGAGGTGTTTCTTTAGTCCTCTTTTAGTATAAATAGATGAAAGACCTAGGATTTTATCAATGGCTATATACGCAAACCTAACAGCGGATCAAGGTTCTACATTTATTAGTGTAGTATCATTAGTAGACGATACTAATGAGCCTTTAGATCTTACTGGTTACACTACTAGTGGGCAAGTAAGAAAAACATACAGTTCAACAACTTCTGTAGATTTTACTACAACTGTTTCTACACCAACAAACGGCCAGATTCAACTTCAGCTAACTGATATACAGACTGGTGGAATGAAAGCTGGTCGATACGTTTACGATGTTGAAATCTCATCTGGTGGTGGTACAGTTACAAGAGTTATTGAAGGTCAGTTGGAGATTACTCCAAGCGTTACTAGGGGATAAGAATGGCAAATATAAAAGCTACTGTTGGGATTAACCCCTCAACAAACCTTAAAGCTAAAATAGCTACTAATAGGGATAAGCTTAGAGCCCAGACTATCGGCATCGGCCAACCCACGTCACTAAATGATATGACTGATATTGACATGTCGTATAAAGAGCAGGGTGCAATGCTTGTATGGGATGAATCAGCCGGGCAGTGGAAGGCAAAACAAACATTAGCCGATGGAACTAGTTTCGAAGGCGGACACTATTAAAAAAATAAAGACAACGGAGATTTAGATGTCTACTACTATTATTCGCGTAAAACGAACCAGTACAGCTGGTGATCCTAGTACGCTAGGTGATGGTGAATTAGCCTATTCAGCTGCGGACTATAGCACCGTTTCTGGTGGTGGCCGATTATATGTTGGTATTGGTGCAGAAACAGGTGGTGATGCAGCATCTCACCTTGTTATTGGCGGTCAATACTTTACAGATAAATTAGATCACCTTCCTGGTACTCTTACAGCTGGTTCAGCTCTATTAGTTGACGTTGACAAGAAGCTAGATAATCTGAAAGTAGATAATCTAGATTTTAACGGTAATACTATATCTTCAACTGACGTTAATGGTAACATTGTACTGTCTACAAATGGTTCAGGTATTATCTCTGCTGATTCTACTCGAATCTCTAATGTAGCTAATCCAACATTAGACCAAGATGTGGTTACTAAGAGCTATATTGAAAGCGGACTCAATGACGTAAGCTTCAACAACATTGACGCTTCTGGCAACTTGCAGATTGATGGTAATCTCACCGTTGGCGGTTCTACCACTACGATCTCTGCTCAGAACTTGGCAGTTTCAGATAACATGATTTATTTGAATCAAGGTAGTGAGTCAGGTGTTACAGGAGCTTCTGGTGACGGAACAGACGTAACATATACAACATCTGGACACAACTATATAGTTGGTATGAAAGTTGAGGTAACTAATGTTACTCCAGCATCATTTAATGTTGTTGATGAAACGATTACTGCGGTAAGCGGTGATGACTTTACGATATCTTCTTCAAATACCGACACATTTGTTTCTGGCGGTGAAGCTCGAGGTAAAACATCAGCTAATCCAGACCTTGGTTGGTCAGCTGGATATGATGACGGCACATACGCACATGCTGGCTTCTTTCGCGATGCTACTGATGGAAGATTTAAGGTCTTTGATAGCTATGTTCCTGAACCAGATGCAGACGTGTTTATCGACACAACCGATTCATCATTTGCTTTATCAGAGATTCAAGCTGAAAACTTCTATGGCGAATTAGTAGGTAATGCAAGCTCAGCTACGATTTTGCAGACTACACGAACACTTTCAATATCAGGAGATGGTACTGGTTCACAGACGTTTAATGGCGGATCTGATTCAGATATAGCCTTTACTCTTGCAGACTCGGGTGTTACAGCTGGAGCATATGGTTCACAGACAGAAATCCCAACGTTTACTGTAGACGCAAAAGGTCGTTTAACATCAGCTGGCGTTGTTACCGTAGCTACAACATTAAACATTAACGCTGACAATGCAACATCAGCTTCAGTTGATCTTCTTTCAGAATCACTAACGTTTGCTGGTGGTCTTGGCTTAATAGCAACTGCAGCATCAGGTACAGATACTCTTACATTCGGTGTAGATATTAATTGGTTTGATGAAGCGGCACAAGATGCTCTAGGAACAGCTATTGCAGCTGGCGCACAAACCAATATCTCAGTAACATATGACGATGTAGCAGGCTCAATTGATTACTTTATAAATACTGCTACAACATCTACTCTAGGTGTTGCTAAGTTTAGTACAGACAATTTCCAAGTAACAGCTGGTAACGTTGAAGTGATTGAAGTTAATGGCGGTACTTACAGCTAAGGATACAAATAATGGCTAATCCAACAACTAGGGTTACCCTGGTCGACTATTGTTTACGTCGGCTAGGATCTCCAGTAATTGAGATAAATGTTGATGAAGATCAGATTGAAGATAGAATTGACGATGCTATGCAATTCTATCAGGAGTATCATCATGACGCAACTATTCGTACATATCTAAAACATCAGATTACTGCTGACGATATTACAAACAAGAGTATCCCTATTAGCGATAGTATTATCTACGTAAAAAACGTATTTCCGATATCCGCTTCTAACTCTACTTCTGGCATGTTTGATATTAAGTATCAGATGCACATAAATGATCTATATGATATGAGCTATATCGGTGATCTTGTGCACTATGAGATGCTACAGCAATATATTTCTTTACTTGACCTGAAGCTAAACGGTTCAGGTATGTTTACCAGATATAATCGGCATATGAATAAACTTATGCTTGATATAGACTGGGATACTGAGTTAAAGGTAGACGACTATATTATTGTTGAATGCCAAGCTGTAGTAAGTCCTTCCTCATATCCAGACATATATAATGATATGTTTCTTAAACAATATGCTACAGCACTGATTAAACAACAATGGGGTGCAAACCTTATAAAGTTCGACGGAATGGCAATGCCTGGTGGTGTTACCGTTAACGCTCGTCAAATCTTTGATGACGCAACAGAAGAGCTAAATACAATTAGAGAGCAAATGCAATTAAATTATGAAACCCCTGTCGACTTCTTTGTAGGGTAAATCATGGCTACTAATGTATACTTTTCGCAAAAGGTAAAGTCCGAGCAAAACCTTTACGAAGATATTGTTATAGAATCCCTGAAAATGTACGGGCAGGATATCTATTATCTTCCCCGTGATGTTGTTCACGAGGATACAATACTTAATGAAGATGTAGAAAGCAAATTCGATGCTTCCTATACTATTGAGATGTATATCGAGAGCGTTGATGGGTTTGAAGGCGACGGGGATATTCTATCTAAGTTTGGTGTAGAGATCAGAGACCAAGCAACCTTTATAGTTTCCCGACGTAGATGGGAACAGCTTATCGGTATTCATAATAATGGTATTAACTCCGTTAGGCCAAATGAGGGTGATCTTTTATATCTTCCCCTTTCTAAAGGCTTATTCGAGATTCGCTTTGTAGAAGACGAACAACCATTCTATCAGTTATCTAATCTTCCAGTCTATAAGCTTCAATGTGAGCTATTTGAGTTCTCTGGTGAAAAATTCAATACTGGCCTTGTTAATCTTGACGATAATATTAACAGTCAAGCTACTCCGCAGTTAAATATTCAATTAGGTACAAACAACAATTCAATTGAATTTATTATTGGGGAAAATATACAGCAAGAGATAACGTCAGGCTCTGGTGAATATATTACTGGTAATGTTGTAGCATTTGATTCTGTAACAAGGATAATTTCTATAAACGAATGGGCAACAACCGACGGTAAGTATCATGACTTTAATCTAGTTTCTGATTTGGTAGGCTTAACCTCTGGTGCTACCTATGATGTTACTAACGTATATCAGATTGACGATACGCTAGATAAGCAGGCGTTTGGTAATGATAACCTATCCCAAAACCAGGAGTTTGAAGCTGTTAAAAGTGATATTATAGACTTTTCTGAAAATAATCCCTTTGGAGATCTTGGTTGATGTTATCAGATCATTTCTATCACGCAGCTATTCGTCGTACTATCGCGGCATTCGGAACTATCTTTAATGATATTAAGGTAGTAAGAAAGGATGGTAGTGGCGAGGTAAAAAATATTACTCGTGTACCTCTAGCATACGGACCTAAGCAAAAGTTCTTAGCTCGTATAGAAAGCGAGTCAGATCTAGGTACATTAAAAGGAGGAGTAGCTATTAAGCTTCCTCGCATGTCATTTGAAATTTCTGGAATGACATATGATGCTGCTTCTCAAGTAAACAAGATGAATCAGCTTAAGCTAGGTTCTATTACATCTGGGACCAGGCAATCAGTATATACCCAAACGCCATATAAAATGAATATTGATCTTTCTATAATGGCTAAGAATCAGGATGATGCATTACAGGTTGTAGAGCAAATACTTCCATACTTTCAGCCCGATTATACTATAACAATTAAAGAAATACCAGAGATCGGGTTAAAGACCGATGTACCTATTGTACTTAATGCGGTTAGTTTAACTGACGATTATGAAGGGGATTTTGTTTCACGTAGAGCTATAGTGTATACACTTAGCTTTGAATTACGTGTAAAATTTTATGGACCTGTTAGAACAAAGACTGTTATCCTTAATTCTTCAGTTGACCTAAACGACCTAGATACCTTTGGGTTCTTGGAAGAGGTGTCAGCAGCTGGAGATCCGGATACTCTTGATTTGGATACAGGAATTGATATAACCGACGATAATATTATTACACCATGAGAAAAGATAAAACAGATATAGATGACGATTACGAATTTGCTAGAGCTAAATATTACAATCTAGTAGAAAAAGGCGATGAAGCTCTGGAGCTTATGATGGATCTTGCTCGAGAGTCCGAGCATCCGCGAGCATTTGAAGTTTTATCTAATATGATGAAGCAAAACGCTGAAGTTGCAGATCGGCTTATGGAACTGCAAAAGAAAAAGAAAGAAGTTGAAAAGGTTGAAAAAGACAACCCATTAGCTTTACCTAATAGCATGACGCAGAATAATGTTTTTGTTGGATCTACAACGGATCTACAAAGAATGTTAGCCTCTAAATTTGAAGAAAAAGCCAATGTCATTGAGTCTGAAGAATAATATAGCCGGCTATCTCGGCAATCCAAATATCAAGCGCGATGGTATAGAACAGAACTTCACAAATGATGAAGTTACTGAATATGTCAAGTGCATGAAAGATCCTACATACTTTGCAAGGACCTATATTAAGGTTATTTCCCTCGATGAAGGTCTAGTACCATTCGATCTTTATCCCTATCAAGAAAAAATGTTTAAGCACTTTAAGGATAATAGATTCTCTATTGTTCTAGCATGTCGTCAATCTGGCAAATCTATATCTTCTGTAGCGTATCTCCTTTGGTATTCTATTTTTCACCCAGAAAAGACTGTTGCTATTTTAGCGAACAAAGGTGCTACTGCACGTGAGATGTTAGCTAGGATTACTCTTATGCTGGAGAATCTACCGTTCTTTTTACAGCCTGGGTGTAAGGCAGTGAATAAGGGTTCACTTGAATTCTCCAACAATTCACGTATTCTTGCTGCAGCGACCTCTGGCTCATCTATTCGTGGCTTATCGGTTAACCTACTGTTCTTAGATGAGTTTGCCTTTGTTGAAAACGATGCGACGTTCTATACCTCAACATATCCTGTAGTTGCAGCTGGTAAAGAGACCCAGGTTATTATTACATCCACAGCAAACGGATTAGGTAATGTATACCATAAGCTATATGAAGGTGCAGTACAAGGCACAAACGAATATAAGCACTTCCGCGTAGACTGGTGGGACGTACCCGGTCGTGATGACGAGTGGAAGAGACAGACTATATCAAATACTTCACAGCTGCAATTTGATCAGGAATTTGGAAATACCTTTGTTGGTGCTGGTAATACTTTAATATCACCAGATATACTTCTTGGACTACAGTCGATTGATCCTATTAAGTACACCCCTAATATTAGAGTATATAAGGATCCAAAGGAAGGCCACGAGTATATGATGTTTGTTGACGTAGCAAAAGGGCGTGGACAAGACTATTCAACCTTTAATATTATTGACGTGTCTACTAGACCATTCGAACAGGTAGCAGTATTTCAGGATAATAATATATCGCCGCTGCTATATCCTGACGTAATATATAAATATGCTAACATGTATAATGAATCTTACGTTATTATAGAATCTAATGATCAAGGTGCTGTTGTTTGTAACGGGTTGTACTACGATCTTGAATATGAAAATGTCTATGTAGAATCTATGATTAAGGCAAACTCTATTGGTGTAACAATGACTCGTAAGGTCAAACGGATAGGCTGCTCTAATATTAAGGATCTTATTGAGCAAGATAAAATTCGAATTGTTGACGCAGCGACCATTATAGAGCTATCTACATTTGAAGCTCGTGGCAGCTCATATGAAGCGTCTAACGGCAATCATGACGACCTGGTAATGAATCTAGTTATGTTTGCTTGGTTTACTACGAATCAATTCTTTAACGAGCTTACTGATATTGATGTTAAGAAAATGCTATACTCTGAAAGGGTTAGAGCAATGGAAGACGATATTGTCCCTGTTGGTATACTCGATCAAGAAGACGATAATTCTAGGTATACTAGAGAAGATGGATTAGTCTGGGAAACAGTAGATTTCTAATGGATAGAGAAGAGCTAGAAAATATTATATTATAAATAGTCTATAGATTGAGAACATTCGTATTATGTGTCATATAATAAAATAGATTAATCTATCTTTGAAAGAGGAATTAACATGGCTTTTCAAGTATCACCAGGTGTACAGGTCAAAGAAATTGATCTGACAAACGTGGTTCCCGCTGTCTCCACCTCTATTGGTGGTTTTGCTGGAGCTTTTAACTGGGGTCCTGTAGAAACAGTTACTAACGTAAGTTCTGAAAAAGATCTTGCTACAGTATTCGGTACTCCAGATACTAACACCGCCTCATACTTCTTAACTGCAGCATCATTCTTACAGTATGGTAATGCTCTTAAGGTTGTACGAGTCGGAACAACTAACCTAAATGCTACAGCAACAGGTGCTGGCGTTTTGGTAAAAAACGACGATGCTTACGATAGCATTGGCGTTGCTTTAGCAGCAGAAGCATTTGTTGCTAAGTATCCAGGTATTCTCGGTAACTCCCTACTAGTTTCTATATGTCCTGCAGATGCTACAGTATTTAATGGTTGGGCCTACAAAGGTTCATTTGATGGTGCTCCAGGAACTTCGGATTATGCAGCATCAAAATCATCATCAAATGACGAAGTACATATTGCAATTATTGATGAAGATGGTGCAATCACTGGTACAGCTGGTTCAGTACTAGAGACATTTGCATATGCTTCACAAGCTTCTGACGCAAAAGCATCAGACGGTACTTCCGCATATTACGTTAACGTAATTAATACCTCAAAATGGGTACGATGGGGAAGCCACTATGCTGTATTAGCTCATGCTGGCGTTTCTGTTGTAAATCATTCTGCTGACGCTACTCTAGCAGTTGCTGGTGATTTCCTTGATGGCGTTACAGCTGTTGCAATTACGGATTCACTATCTGGCGGTACAGACGATAATGCTCCTACCCCTGGCGAGATTGCAGCTGGTATAACATTGTTAAGCGATGCTGAAACAGTAGATGTTAATCTTCTTTTTGGTGTAACAGAAGAATCTGAAGTAAGTATACCCCAGGCTCTTTTAGCTGCAGCGACTTCTCGTAAAGATTGCGTTGCTTTTGTTTCGCCTCCTATTACTGCTACTGTTGGTTCTTCTACGCCTGCTGCTGACGTTAAAGCTTTTGCTGATCAGTTAACATCTACATCTTATGGTGTAATTGATTCTACTGCTCTTAAGGTTTACGATAAGTATAATGACGTATATCGTTGGATTCCTGCTGCTGGTCATATTGCTGGTCTTTGTGCCAACACAGATAACGTAGCAGATGCTTGGTTCTCGCCAGCTGGATTTACACGAGGTCAACTACTCGGGGTTACTAAGGTAGCTTATAACCCTTCATCTGCAGATCGCGACGAGCTTTATAAAGCACGTGTTAATCCAATTACTGCTTTCCCAGGTCAAGGTATTGTCCTATATGGTGATAAGACTGCACAAGCTAAGCCTTCTGCATTCGATCGTATTAACGTACGTCGTCTATTCATCGTTTTGGAAAAAGCGGTTGCTACTGCAGCTAAATATCAATTATTTGAATTTAACGACGAATTCACTCGAGCTATGTTCCGTAATATGGTAGAACCATTCCTACGGGATATTAAAGGTCGACGTGGTATTACGGACTTTGCGGTTGTATGTGATGCAACGAACAATCCTGGAGCAATTGTAGACTCTAATCAGTTTGTAGCTGATATCTACATTAAGCCAGCACGTTCTATTAACTTCATCACATTGAACTTTATCGCTACTCGTACCGGCGTTGAATTCTCAGAAATCGTCGGACAATAGGAGAGATAAAGAATGGCTATTTTAGGCGTAGATGACTTTAAGTCAAAACTAACAGGTGGTGGTGCTCGTTCAAACCTATTTAAGGTTGAGATGGGTTGGCCAGCAGCTATTGCAGCTGGTGCTGCTGAATCAGAAGTTGGTGGATTCCTTATTAAAGGTGCTGCACTACCTGGTTCAACTATCACTCCTATTACAGTTCCTTTTCGAGGACGTCAACTCCAGATCGCTGGAGATCGTACTTTCGAGCCTTGGACAATCACTGTAATTAATGATACAAACTTTGTATTACGTAATGCATTTGAAGAGTGGATGAATCTCATCAACAACCATAATGCAAATACTGGTGCTACTGATCCATCTGAATACTTTGCAGATGCATCTGTATATCAGTTAGATAAAAATGGCGAAAATCTTAAGGGTTATACATTCAGAGGCTTATGGCCAACGAATCTATCAACAATTGAGGTATCTTATGATTCAGAAGGTATTGAAGAGTTTACTGTAGAAATGCAGGTTCAGTATTGGGAATCAGATACAACATCTTAAGGCCATATAGATAATAGTAGGAGGGGAGTTTTTCTCCCCTCTTATTATTCATTGGAGAAAGAAAATTGGCAGAATTATTTGGCTTTGAGATTAAGCGTAAAGATCAGGATAAAGAGGATAGTAAGAAAAAATCCTTTGTTCCCCCACTAGAGGATGACGGATCCAGTTATGTCCAAGCTTCAGGCGGTCACTTTGGTCAATATGTAGATCTTGACGGTGGAGAAGCTCGTAACGAAGCTGATATGATTCGTCGCTATAGAGACGTTGCACAACAGCCAGAGTGTGATGCTGCTATTGAAGATATTATTAATGAAGCTATTGTTTCAGATTCATCGTCAGCTCCAGTCGATCTTATTACAGATGATCTGGATCAGCCGGATAACATTAAAAAGATTATTCGCGAAGAATTTAAAAATGTGGTAGAGTTACTGCAATTCAATCACTATGCACACGAAATCTTTCGTCGTTGGTATGTAGACGGTAGATTGTTTTATCATATGATTATCGATGATAAATCCCCCAAAAAAGGTTTATTAGAAGTTAGACCTATTGACCCTACTAAGATTCGTAAGGTTAAGGAGATAGAAAAAGAAAAAGACCCTAAAACTGGTGCTGAGATAGTTACTAAGGTAGATGAATATTATCTCTATCAGGACACAGCACTTATTAAAAGTAATAAGGGTGTTAAGATTTCAAAGGATGCAATTCAATATACTTCATCTGGATTGCTAGATCCATCACGTACTAAAGTACTGTCTTACTTGCAAAAATCAATTAAGCCAGTTAACCAGTTGCGTATGATGGAAGACTCGTTGGTCATATATCGTATGTCACGAGCGCCTGAACGTCGTATCTTCTATATTGACGTGGGTAACCTACCGAAAGGAAAGGCAGAAGAATACCTTAAAAACATTATGAACAACTATCGTAACAAGTTGGTCTATGATGCGAATACAGGTGAGATTAAAGACGATCGAAAGAATATGTCAATGCTTGAGGATTTCTGGCTGCCTCGTCGCGAAGGTGGTCGTGGTACTGAAATCACAACTCTGCCAGGCGGCGAAAACTTAGGCCAGATTGATGATATTATATACTTTCAGAAAAAGCTATATAAATCTCTTAACGTACCAGTTAACCGTTTAGACCAGGAGTCACAGTTCTCTCTTGGTCGTTCTACTGAAATTTCAAGAGATGAAGTTAAGTTCCAAAAATTTATTAATAGACTCCGTAAAAAGTTCTCCTGGTTATTGCTCGATCTTCTAAAGATGCAGCTAATACTGAAAGGTATTATTACTGAATCAGATTGGTCTGAAATTAAAGAACAGATCGTAGTAGACTACATTAAAGACTCACATTTCTCAGAGCTAAAAGATGCTGAGATAATGAGAGAAAGAATTGGTATGCTTACTGAGTTAGATCAATATGTAGGTCAATATTTCTCTATGGAATGGGTTCGTAAGAATATTCTCATGCAATCTGATGAAGATATTGATACCATGAAAGATCAGATGAAAGAGGAAAGAGATTCAGGGGAAATCCCTGACGAAGACGATCTTTAAACGTGATTTTGTATAAATATACTATAAGGAATAGGCAATGAGTGATATAAATAGCTTTATTAAAGCATTAGAAGATAATAAGACAGGCGATGCAAATAACGAATTTGCTTCTATAATGTCGTCAAAGATTAATGATGTATTGAACACAAAGAAGATCGAAATCGCAGACCGCGTGTTTAATGGAATGGGACAAGAAGATGCTGAATTTCAAAGCTCTGAGATTGAATCTGACTGAAGCTTCTGGGAAGCCAGTTAAAAGCTTTACTGTTGGTAAGAAATCAAAGGCTGTTATAACAAAAAGCGGTTCTAAGTTTGCAGTACACATTGATGGCGAATTACTAGATGATAAATATAAGTCTGCAAAGGATGCAGAGAAATCAGCTAAAGAATTTGCCGATTTAATGGGAGCATAAATGAAGCTTATAACAGAACATTTAGAGTCAGAGCTTAGTTACGTAACTGAAGCTGCCGACGGCAAAAAAAATGTCGTGATTGAAGGCATCTTTATGCAAGCTGAGTCCAAAAATAGAAACGGTAGAATCTATCCTCGAGAAGTGATGGAATCTGCTGTTAACAAATATGTAACAGAACAAGTTGTTAAGGGTCGTGCAGTTGGTGAGCTTAATCACCCTGAAGGTCCTCAAATTAACTTGGATAAAGTTTCACATCGCATTACTGAACTCTCTTGGGACGGAAATAATGTGATGGGAAAAGCACTCGTATTGGATACTCCTATGGGTCAAATCGTTAAGGGTTTGGTTGAGGGTGGTGTTCAGCTGGGTGTTTCTAGTCGTGGTATGGGTACACTTGTGCAGCAAAATGGGGTAAACATGGTTGGTAAAGATTTTGTCTTAGCCACTGTGGACATTGTTCAAGATCCCTCAGCTCCTGAAGCCTTCGTAAATGGGATTATGGAAGGTGTTGAATGGATCTGGGAAAATGGAATCCTCAAAGCGCAAGACGTTGAAAAATATGAGACTGAAATCAAAACAGCATCATCATCCCAGCTTGTGGAAACACAGCTTAAGGTGTGGTCAGATTTCCTCTCAAAACTTTAACTCTAGATTATTAGGAGTAACAAATGTCTGAAGAGACCAAAGTAGAAGATCTGGATCTCGTCGAAGACGTAACTGAAGTACAACTCCATGATGAAGACCTCGTTGAAGACGTTGAAGTTGAGACTGAGGAAACCATCGCGGAGGATGCTGAGGAAATAGTAGCGGAAGATGTTGAGGTAGTTGAAGAAGAGACTGAAGAGACTCTTGAAGAAGCTGCAGCAACTGCTGAAGTTCCTAAGACCAAAGCTGGCATTATTAATGCTATGTATAAAGAAATGTCTAAGATGAAAAAAGAGCAGTTACAAGCCGCATACGAAGGTATGATGGGCAGTGACGACGACGAAGAAGAAGATAAAGAAGAAGATGATGAAGTAGAAGAAAGCAAGAGTAAGGTAAAGGAGTCTTATGACTTCCAAGCTGATCTTGAAGCTCTCGTATCATCTGATGATTTGTCTGAGGAATTCCAAGGTAAAGCTGCAACTATTTTCGAAGCAGCTGTTAAGACTAAGGTATCTGGCGAAATCGATCGTCTTGAAGAGGAATATAAAGTTTCTCTTGAAGAGGAAACTGCTTCAGTCAAGTCTGAGCTCGTAGAAAAGGTAGATGGTTACCTTAACTATGTTGTTGAGAATTGGATGGAAGAGAATCGTTTAGCTGTTGAATCTGGTCTTCGTGCCGAGATTTCTGAGTCATTCATGTCTGCACTGAAAGGTGTATTTACTGAGCATTATGTCGATGTTCCAGAATCTAAAGTTGACTTGGTCGATGACCTATCATCTCAGGTTACTGAACTCGAAGAGCAGCTTACTAAAGAGACTGAAGCTAATATTCGTCTGAATGAATCTGTACAAACATTCCAACGATCAGAAATTATTGCAGAAGCATCTAAGAACCTTGTAGCTACTGAAGTTGAGAAGCTAAAAGAACTCGTAGAAGATGTTGATTTTGAAGATGAAGCAACCTTTACTAAAAAGGTTAATACTATCGCAGAATCTTACTTTGCAAAACCAGTTGTAACAAACCAAGAAGAAGTACTTGCTGAAGAAAGCGATCAGGTAGAGCTATCTGGCGCAATGGCAGCTTATTCTTCTGCAATTTCAAAAACACTTAAAAAGTAAAACCCTAGGAGTAAACTAAATGTTTAATGCTGAAAAATCACTCGAGAAATGGGCACCTATCCTCGAGCATACTGAGATCCCTGCGATCCAGGACAACTACAAGAAGCACGTAACTGCTGTACTTCTTGAAAACCAAGAAACTGCTCTTCGCGAAGAGCGTAATTCAATGGGTATGATGACTGAAACTGCTGCTAACGCTACTGGCGCTGGCGTTGCTAACTGGGACCCAGTCCTGATTAGCCTGGTTCGTCGTTCTATGCCTAACCTTATGGCTTATGATATTGCTGGCGTTCAGCCAATGTCTGGTCCTACTGGTTTGATCTTCGCTATGAAGAGCCGCTATAGCACACAAGGTGGTACAGAAGCTCTTCAAGCTGAAGCTAACACTGGCTTCTCTGGTACTGGTACACACGGCGGTGATTCTTCATCTGTTGCTGGTACTACTGGTACTGATACTACTGCTGCTGATGGCGTAGAAGATTCATTCGACTTCGGTACTGGTCTTGCTACTGCAGATGGTGAAGCTCTTGGCAACACTGGTTCTGCTATGGCAGAAATGGCTTTCTCAATCGAGAAGACAAGCGTAACTGCTAAGACTCGTGCACTGAAAGCTCAGTACACTATGGAATTGGCACAAGACCTTAAGGCTATCCACGGTCTTGACGCTGAGTCAGAGCTTGCTAACATTCTTTCAGCTGAGATTCTTGCTGAAATCAACCGTGAAGTTATCCGTACTATCAACGTAAAAGCTAAGCTTGGCGCTCAGACTTCTAACGTTGCAGCTGCTGGTACTTTCGACGTTGAGACTGATTCCGACGGTCGTTGGTCAGTTGAGAAGTTCAAAGGTCTCGTAGTTCAGATCGAGCGTGAAGCTAACCAAATTGCTAAAGACACACGTCGTGGCAAAGGTAACTTCATCGTATGTTCATCTGACGTTGCTTCAGCTCTTGCAGCTGCTGGCATGCTTGACTATACACCTGCACTTTCTGCTAACCTCAATGTTGACGATACTGGTTCAACATTCGCTGGCGTACTTAACGGTCGCACTAAGGTCTATATCGATCCTTACGCTACACGTGACTACGTTAACGTTGGTTACCGCGGTACTAACCCTTACGACGCAGGCCTCTTCTACGCTCCTTACGTTCCATTAACTATGGTTCGTGCAGTTGGCGAAGAAGACTTCCAGCCACGTATCGGCTTTAAGACTCGCTACGGTATGGTTGCTAATCCTTTCGCTGGCGGCGCTGCTGGTTCAGAGACTGGTACAAACCGTGCAAACCAATACTACCGCATCTTTGCAGTAGAAAATATCCTCGTATAAGGATAATTAAAAGAGTAGGCTAAACCTACCACTTTTGAAAGGGAGCTTCGGCTCCCTTTTTTTTACGTATAAATACTAGTATAAGTAATTTATTTGGATAATCAATATGCCATATGACTTAAAGGTTAATTTTGTACAAGAACCGTCATCTGTCTTAGCTACGGATTTGAACTATGTAAACCCAACTTCTTTTCAGTTGGTAATAGATAATCTAAAATATCCTAATGCGCAGTTTAATGTACAGCAAGTGGCTTTACCTGAAATGTCTGTTTCGAACCCGGAAATATCCACTCGTCAAAGAAATATACTTTCTACACCATCTAAAATTAATTACGGCTCTTTGGAGCTTACATTCCTTATTGATGAGAAGCTTATCAATTACATGGAAATACATGATTGGATCTATGGATTAACTACAGAGCAAGAGACTAAATCCCTTAAGGTACAGCGGGATTTACAACTGATTATATTAGATTCTAATAACAACGTGGCTCGAGAAATCCAGTTTGTTAATGCACAGCCAGTCAGTCTAGGATCTATCCCGTTTGATATTACATCTTCTGACATTACCTACCTAACCGCAACGGTTGCTTTTGAATATGACTATTTCAAATTTAAGCGAGATGTGATATAATATATACTATATGAATTGAAAGGAACTACGTTATGACTTTAGATCAAATACTTGAAATGTGGAAAAAGGATTCTCTAATAGATGATATCCGACTCGATGAAGCTTCAAAAGATGGAGCAGCACTTCACTCAAAATATCTAGAACTTCTATCCATTAGCAAACTACAGCTTAAAAGGCGTGATGCCGAATTTAAGATTCTTTTAAAGAATAAGTGGCTTTGGTACAATGGTAAACTAACTAAGGATCAGATAGATCAGCTGGGTTGGGAATACGATGCTCTAAACGGGCTTAAGATTCTTAAGGGAGAAATGGATTATTATTATGATGCTGATCCACATATCCAAGAAGCAAACGCACGTATTGATTACTTAAAAACCATGATAGATACTTTAGAAGAAATCATTAGTAATATCAGATGGCGTCATTCTACAATTAAAAATATGATTGATTGGCGTAAATTTGAATCGGGCAGTTAATGACTAACATTAAGGTACAATATAAGAACTTCTCTTTTTTGCAGATTGAATGCGATCCTGGCATAGCAAACGAATTATCCGATTTCTTTTGCTTCTATGTTCCTAACTATAAGTTTATGCCATCATATAAGAATAAGTTTTGGGATGGTAAGGTTAGGCTTTTCGATGTTCGTACGCGAGAATTACCAGCAGGTCTATTTAAGTACCTTAAAGAATTTGCAGATACTCCTGGTAGAGATTATTCCCTAGAGCTAATACACAATAACTATTACGGTATACCAGCAATTCATGAAGAGGTTGATCCCTCTTTTATGAAAGATATAACTTATACGTCTGGTGGAAAGGAGATCTTTCCTAAAGATTACCAGGAAGACGCTGTAAGACATGCGCTAACAAATAAGCGAGCGATGCTTATATCACCTACAGCTTCGGGTAAGTCTCTAATCATCTATACCCTTATTCGATGGTATCTAGAGAATCACGACAAAAAGGTAATTATTATTGTACCTACTACGTCGCTTGTAGAGCAAATGTACAAAGACTTTGCAGACTATTCTGAGTATGATGAAACCTTTAGCTCGGAAGATAACTGCCATAGAATCTATTCAGGGAGAGAAAAGTATTCTGAGCAGAGAGTTATTATAACAACTTGGCAATCCGTCTATAAGCTTCAGGGCCAATACTTTGAACCCTTTGGAATGGTTGTAGGTGATGAAGCACATAACTTTAAAGCTAAAAGCTTAACATCTATACTATCCAAATGTCGTGAAGCAGAGTATAGGTTTGGCACTACAGGCACTTTGGATGGCACAGAGGTTCATAAGCTAGTACTTGAAGGATACTTTGGTCCTGCATACTATGTAACAACTACTAAGAAGCTTATGGATGAAGGGGATCTAGCTTCTCTCGAGATACAGGTACTTCTTCTTAAGTATGCTGACGAATATGCTAGGCTTATAAGTAAAGTCAAATACCAAGAAGAAATAGACTTTATTGTCTCTCATTCACCGCGGAATAACTTTATTGGTAATCTAGCATTAGACCAAGACGGTAATACGCTAGTTCTATTTCAGCTAGTCGAAAAGCACGGAAAGCCTTTATATGATATTATATTAGAAAAGGCGCATAAGAGACGAAAAATATTCTTTGTATCTGGTAACACTGATGTAGATACGAGAGAGAAGGTTCGTGAGATTACAGAGAAAGAAAAGAATGCTATAATCGTTGCCTCACTAGGCACATTTTCAACAGGCATAAATATTAAGAATCTACATAATATAATCTTTGCAGCACCAAGTAAGAGTCAGATCCGGGTGTTACAAAGTATTGGTAGAGGACTAAGAAAGAGTGATGATGGTAGATCTACTAAGTTATTTGATATTGCTGATGATCTACACTGGAAACAAAGTAAGAATTATACACTAAATCATGCAGCAGAGCGAATAAAGATGTATACCTCACAAAAATTTAACTACAAAATTTATGAGATAAAGCTATGAGCTATGGTGAAGATATGTCTTCCTTACAACCAATTCGAAATATTAAATTAACGAATGGGGATCAAATAGTATCTTATGTAAACCCAGAATCATCATCTGAGACATTAGTACTAGAACATCCCTGCCAGCTAAATCTCTATAAAGAAAAAGACTCCAGTTTAACATATTACTTTACTCGATATATGCCTCTTTCAGATGATGACGTAATAAGATTAAATGTTAATGCCGTTGTAGCATATACTAATGTTTCACAAGAAGTAGAAGCTAAATATATAAAAGCAGCTTTACAATATGAATATGGCAGCAGTGAAGATGAAGACGAAGATGACTTTGAAATAGAAGAAGAGGGTTGTGATTCTATAAACATACATTAGTATATCATCCCTCTCCAGAGAAGACTCTCTTATTATATCATATAAACCATGATCCGTATACCCCTATTCTGAAAATAAAATTATATTTACTTTTTCTTTAAAATATGATATAATGTACTTTAGTATAAAAAAATAGGAACTACCTATGTCAGAAATAAAAGTTAAGCCAAAAGATAAACCACACTATGTTAACAACAGGGAATTTTCTCTTTCTATTGTAGACTACGTTAAGAGTGTTAACGAAGCAAAAGAAAAGTGCACTGAAGTACCAATTGTTCCTACATATATTGCTACTTGCTTTTTGAAAATATCTGAAGGACTCGCGCATAAGTCTAACTTTGTTCGATACACCTATCGTGAAGAAATGGTTATGGATGCCGTAGAAAATTGTCTTCGTGCAATAAACAACTATAACATTGAAACAAAAACACGTACAGGTATGCCTAATGCATTTGCCTATTTTACACAAATATGTTATTATGCATTTCTTAGACGAATAGAAAAAGAAAAGAAGCAGCAGGATGTAAAACTTCGATGGATCGAGAAAGCAGGATTCGAAGACTTTATGGATGACGATGAAGGAGGTAATCACGAATTCTTTGATGAGCTACGTAATCGTATTGATAGAGTTAAGCAATCTGATAACGAGTTTAAAGAATTCTCTAAGAAAGAAAAACAGAAAGCAAAAATTAAAGCCAACTCTGGCGTTGAATTGTTTATGGGTTAATAATGAAGATTGCTATACTAAATGATACACACGCAGGTATGCGTAACTCGTCTGACATATTCATTGAATACCAAAGGAAGTTTTATGAAGAGGTCTTTTTCCCTTATCTAAAAGAAAATAACATTAAAGACGTAATCCATCTGGGTGATTACTTTGACCATCGTAAGTTTATAAACTTTAAGGCTCAGAACGCTAATCGTAAGATGTTCCTGGATATATTAAAGCGAGATGGTATTACTATGGATATCATCCCGGGCAATCACGACGTATTTTATAAGAATACAAACGATCTTTGCTCACTAAAAGAACTGCTTGGTTACTACACTTCAAACGTTAATATTGTTATGAAGCCAAAGGTTATGGATTATGCCGGATGCGCAGTTGCATTAAT